CTCGGGGGAGCCCGCCAGTCCGAGCAAAGCCCGGAAACTGGTCGTCAGAAACCCTACCTTGAGCGAGACTTCTTTCGAAGTCTTTCCCAAAGTTAGGAAGGGTAATCGTCAAAAACGATAGACCCTCGTGTTCAGACCGACACGAGACGGTTTTAATGTCTCGTGCAGCGCTTGTGCAACACCAGCTAGCCATTTCCATGGCTAGCTCCTGCCAGAGCAACATTAGGCTTTTCACATCACCTCCCTGATTGGGGGGTAGAATGATCCTTAGCCTAAGACACTACCTCGGCATCCTCATGCAACGCCATCTCGGAAGAGACGACGTTGTAGATGTTTCGGAACAAGTCCCGGGCGACCTTACGGTCCTCCCAGGGCATCGCTCCGAAATCGCAGGTGCCGTTGTCGAAGAACCTCACCCCGTTCAGGGAGTTGTCCTCCGACTTCGTCGCGAGGTTTGACACTACGAAGACGTAGAGTCCGAACGTCGCGGCGTCCACCTCCATCTCAAGCACCTTCTCCAAGTTCTTTACGAACCCGGAGTCGAGCTTGATGGAGTTTGGCACTGCCTGATTGACAGTGGTCATAGAGAACAACTTCCTTTCATGGGGTGATATGGTTTTTCGAGCTGTCGCCGACGCTAGAGCTAAAAGCTAGCTCTCGCCACCAAGAAGCTTGGTGATGACGGCGTCCGAAGAGGCGGTGAACAGGGCCTTGAAGCCCGCGTACACCTCCAGCTGCTGAGCGTTCGTGTAGCCGACCTGAGGCACGTCGAAGACGATGTAGTTACTCATCGACACCTTCGTGTTCTCGACCGGCTTGAACGGATCCGCAGTGATCTTCGAATGGTCAATCCGAAGCACTCGCCGGTTCCTACGCCCGTAGGCGTGGGAGAGCGAAAGCTTCACCAGCCCGTCCGAAGACAGGTATTCTGACTTGTTCTGCAGCGAGGAAACTCGCGGCAGGGCAATCGCAGAGCCTGCGATCGTGATGAACTGTGGATCGGATAGCGCCATTAGGCGTGCTCCTTACTCCACTCTCACTTTGAGAGTGGTTGGTGTTTTGGCAGTGAACCTACCTACGACCGGGTAATACCCAAAGCCGTAGCGATGGCGATCTGTCGGGGTGACAAGCCCTCCCAGGAAACGCCAAACCCAAAGGGGTTTGCCTTCCGTCGTTTCTTCCATTCGATGGAATAGACGAGCGGTTGCACATTGTGACCAGATGAAAACTTGGTCCCAGTGTGGGTAAAGGTACTGGACATGGTAACATGCTCCATGATGTACCCATACCGCAATACCAGACCATCTTGGGACCAATCCGAGAGATTCGAAAAGACATCTCCCGCATTAGAAACCCAATCGACAGCCCAGCTCCACGGGGCGAGATTCCAAAGTACTTCTGGACTCAGGCTCAGGCCATAGAGTTTCTTGGCTTGAAGCGCCGTACGTGCCATTGCAGACCGGGAGTCGTATCCGGACGGCAAATAGTACGTGAAAGCGCCACTGAACCAGACACGCCGTGAGAAACGATCCACACGGTGTATCTCGCCTTGCGTGCCGGAATTGCCAACGAAGAATTGCGAGAGCGAAGGTCCCATTGGGGCCCCAGCTCCTACTTTTCCTCTGTTGACAGTCCGCTCTTCTACGGGAAAGTCGTACCGACGACGGACCATCCGCCCCGAATCACGCTCATACTGTGCAAGCACATCATGAGCGTGCTGGACGGCGTAAGCAAGCTTACGCACATCCGACACGAGGGGTAGCCATCCGAACTCATAGTTCAGGTACTCACCGCCTGCATTTTTGGCGGTAAGTGTCCTGTCTTTCCAGGAACGAGCGCCTAGCATGGAAGGAATTCCATCCTTTAGCGTCTCACCAAGAAAGACGGATGCGTCGGCAACCGAATTAGTCGGTTTACACCGCGCGATTGCCTGGGCACCCATGACATCCAAACTTGTCCGCATGTCTAGCGGCAAGTCGGGCCATGGGTTAAACCCAAGGTTTCCCACGGTGGGGTCAAAAGGGAGAAGCGGCCCATCATAGGTATACTCTGTGGTAGCCGTATACTGGTTGAAAAAGACCGGTACAACCTCCGTTTTGCGCATCCTGTAAGTGCGAGCACTTCCAAGAATGCGGCTCTTCTCAGTAGAGAAGTCGCCCCCAACGTCCCCGGTCACACCCTTACGGGGTGGCCAGGGATGCCCTTCCGATGCAGTAATCTGCATCCCATCGACCCGTTTACTCGCGGTTGACTTGACGACCTGTGTCCAGGGTGGGTACCCTGGTTGGGTCGTCGAGTTCGCTTGGGCCTCATACTGTTTGGGAATCCCAAACGGCAGAGGCCGTTTTCGAGTACGGACCGGCGGCATAGAAGAGAATCTCCTCTGGTAGGAAGCTCAGTTAGATCAGCAGGTGTGATCCAAACGAGCTATTTGGTGGTGCACTGCGTGGTGGCCCCCGG